GTTTGCCTCCTTGTGTGTCCCTTTGAGAGCAATCATAGCCTCGAGCGTGGCTATCAGTCGTGTGATTGCCTGGGTCAGACTGCTCAGTTCGGCAGTCAGCGATGGGCCGTCGTCCGCTTGCCGGAGGAATTCATCTATCTGTTCAGGCGATAGCAACCTGTTGGGGGCCTGCGTATCCGCCACCGACAGTTCATCAAAGACGGCATCAGACATGGTCGATCTCCGTTCGGTCAAATTGATCATCTGAAGCCGGTCCCCCCCTCCCGACCGCGGTTCCCGGCCACCGCCTCAGGGGCCTCAGGGCTGTCGCTCATCGATCAGGCGCCGGATATCGACATCGGACAGTTTCACGGCACTGTTCTCCAACAGTCGCTGCCACACACCTCAACATTTACCCGACAGCGTTATAAATAAAAGGACTAGGGTGTTGATCGCGATACACCACCCTAGCCAAGGTGGAAGGAACATTGATCCCCGTCTCTCCGGGGTGTCACCGCCTGTAGGTTCCATCGCGTGCGGTTCGCGGGAGGTGGCCTACTCCACCTGCCGGACGCCCTCTCCCGAACCGGGCTGGAGGGCGAATTCTCATTGCATCAGCCGAGCGTGAGTGCGGTCAGGATGATCGCCAGCATGGCCAGCAAACCCAGCACGCCGTTGTACTTATCATCGCACATCATCAATATCCCCGGTTGGCATCGTCATGGTCTTGCATTCGACCTTTTCCAATGTTTCACGGATACAAACCAGCAGATCCCAAGTGGCCGGTGTCACATCACCTGGGTCGACCGCGCCTAATGCCGCCACCGCGTAAGAAACCGCAGCCAGCAGCTCCGGAGCCGCCGCCATCAGTATGGCATTGGCTTGGTTCTGAGAGAACTCTTCCCGCGATGGCGAACCAACATCTCTGTGATTACACTTCCATCCAGTCGGGAACATCCATCGGTCTATCGCTGCCAACCGAAGCAATAACATCCCCATCCCTGCCATCCTCCCGAACGGCAACGATATCGCAATACTGCATCCATCCACAACCAATAGTGTTTATCGCCCAAGGTGCGGGGGTTGATTTGTGGTGCGACATAATTGCCCCTATTTGCTTGCTCCCACCATAACTGTCGCAATCTCGCTCCCTCGCGCGGGGTTCCGTGGTTTTGCTGCGCCCCAAGGGGGCCGTACTCGCCAGGTCTGCCGCGCGCGCTCAACCGCGAACGCGTCGCCCGCTCTCCCTCCCACCAGAGCCGCGGTCGTCTGCTCGAAGCTGCGGCTTGTGGTCCGCGGGGGCGGGCGACGGAGGGAAGAATGACGCATGACGCGCCCTATGTCAACATATAAGGCGCTTAACGCGTCGTATATTAATCTCGTTCTTGCGCCCAAGCACGTGCCATCGCTTCAATCAGAGCTGATCTCTGAACTCCTGACATGCCTTGTGAGCCGCGTCCAAGAATAAAGTCAACAGTAATACGAAATCTTGCGGCAATGCGACACAGAACTTCCGGCCCCATATCTCTGCGACCTTGTTCATAGCCAGCCCAGGCGCTTCTGGATGCACCAATTTCTTCTGAAGCATCTTCTTGTCGAAGAGTTTGACCATCTAAATACCTAAGCGCTCGCAGACGATCGCGCAGACCGGTTGTATGCCGCTCATGAACGGCATCAATCGCAAGCGCAGCCTCGGCGAGCAAGACTGGCGTGATGGTTGTTTGGCTTTTGCGTGGGCGTCCAATCATATCAAGATCATGCGCTGGAATTGCCCTAAGAGTCACGCCGCGCCATGCCCCTTGACATAGGGCGCAGTACGCGTCTATTTTTGTGCCATGAACACGCACTTGAACCATTTCGTTGTTGGCTTCGGTAAGCGAAGAGGTAGGGGGGGTGCCACGGCACTTGCCGCGCTCCTTGGTGTTGCTCGTTCGACCGTCACCACCTGGCAATCTCGCGGTTACATCCCCGAGCGCCACTACCGGCGCCTGCGCGCTCTCGCAGCTCAACACGGCTTCGAAATCGACGACGCATTGTTCGAGAAGCTGGCAGCGGCCTCCGCAGACAGGGGCGGTGACGGGGCGACGGCACATGGCTCTGATCCTCCGGGACATGAGGATCAGACCTCATCAGCCTGATCCAATCCCCGGACCGTAGCATCACTTGATTCGCAGACATAGGTATGCAGTCAACAGTGGACAGATGAAAATGGATTATGATGTTCATATCAGTCCCCAGGATCGAGCGCATGCGAATACCCTATCTATCATGGCCACTGTGGGGGAATATCACAGCGGAATCAATGAGGATGAATCGCAGACAACTTTCTTAATGATATTCAATGAATAGCATAAGGATGTATCATCCTAATACCACATATTGTGCCAAAAGACGATCATTGCTACTATATACTAATTGTTATCTATTTGCCTCATTGATCTTAATTGCCATTGATGAGACATGCGGCCGGTGGTCGCATCCAGACCACGACTCGGGTGATCGCCCACACCTCGGATCGCGGACGCCAAAGTGGGCAAAGGAGAAAGGACCAATGATCAGGCAAGGATTTCTTCGCTGGCTGCAACTCACCCATCTTGGCATCGCGCTCTGGCATACCGCCTGCGCCAATGCCCTGTTCGACGCCGAACGGCGGCGTCGCGAGGACAAATAAAATCAATTATATCAACCCGATCAATAGGACCATGGATCATGTCCATACCCAATTGCGCGACTCTGGCGCAGCTCGACCAAATGCCGATCGGGGAGATCGCGAGACTCCCGGTGGAGCAACTGGCTATGCTGCTCGAAGACCTCGCCGAAGAAAGAAACCGGCTCAAAAAGCTGGACGATTGGCTTAACGGCGCGCTGACACTCCGTTATGGCGATCGCGCCCAGGCCCTGCGCATTGCCAGGGGGCAGAGTACCGGCCGGGTCAATGTCGAGGAGGAGAACGGCTTCACCGTCTCCTGCGATCTGCCAAAAAAGGTGGAATGGAACCAAGGCAAACTGGCCGACGCCATCGCCACCATCCGGTCCTGGGATGAGAACCCCGACGAGTATGTCCAGATCGAAATCAAGGTCGCAGAAACCAAATACGCCGCCTGGCCATCGGCAATCAAAAAGCTGTTCGAACCAGCCCGCACCCTCAAGGCCGGCCGGCCCAGTTACACCATCAAGGAGGCCAAGCCATGATCGGGATCATAACCGCCGACCAGCGGCTGGCTCAGTCCCGCTGCATCAAGGGCGTGATTTTCGGCAAGTCCGGCATCGGCAAGACCACGCTGCTGAAGACGCTGCCGGCAGAAAGCACGCTGTTCATCGACCTCGAAGCTGGCGACCTGGCGGTCGAGGGATGGCCAATCGATAGCTTGAGACCACGAACCTGGGAGGAATGCCGTGATCTTGCCTGTTTCATCGGCGGCCCCAATCCGGCTCTCAGGCCAAACCAGCCCTACAGCCAACAACATTTCGATTATGTATGCCAAAAGTTCGGCGCCCCGGCTACGTTGGACAGATACACGATCCTGTTCATCGATAGCATCACCGTGGCGGGACGGTTGTGTCTCCAGTGGTGTTCAGGGCAGCCCGAGGCATTCTCGGACAAGTCGGGCAAGGCGGACCTGCGCGGAGCCTACGGCCTGCATGGCCGCGAGATGATCGGCTGGTTGACCCAGCTCCAGCACACCCGCGCCAAGCATGTATGGTTCGTCGGCATTCTCAACGAGACCACCGATGAATTCAACCGCAAGCAGTTCGTGCCCCAGATCGATGGCTCCAAGACCGGCCTCGAGTTGCCCGGTATCGTCGATGAGGTAATCACCATGGCCGAGATCAAGGCCGAGGACGGCACCGTTTCGCGCGCCCTGATCTGTCAGACCATCAACCCTTGGAGCTTCCCGGCCAAGGACCGCAGCGGCCGGCTGGCCATGGTCGAGCCACCTCATCTCGGCGCCCTGATGGCCAAGATTGCCAGCACGCCTTCCCCCACGTCTCACCAGTCCTGATCCGGAGACCAGACCATGTACGATCTCAACGACGCTGAGCAGCAACGCAGCGGCATAATGGATCCCTGCTTTGCCAAGGTGATTGGCGTGCTCCGTCCGGGCGGCATCGACGGTCCGGCCCTAAATGATCGCGGCCTGCTTAGGGCCTCCAAGTCCTCCGATGTGTTGATGCTGGATTAGGAGTTCACTGTCATCGCAGGCATCAACATCCGTCGCAAGTTCTGGCAGGCCATGACAGTATGTGGCGGCGATGTCGACGAGAAGGGCCAGAGCAAGGGATGGAATATTACCAAGTCGCAGTTGCGGGCGATAATCGACAGCGCGCTCGGCCTCAATCCCAAGGATGAAAGCGAGTCCGCCCGCCAGCGCCGGGTGTTGCACTGCTTATCCGATCTCAACGGTATCACCTTCGCCGTCAAAATCGGCATCAAGAAGGACAAGGACGGCAAGTATCAAGACCAGAATTTTATCACTCACATCGTCACCCCCGATGAGAAGGAGTGGCAACCGATAATGAACGACCAGGATGTGCCGATTGCCAATGCTGGAGCGGTGCGCGCTCAGGGAACCCCGCCGGCGTGGGCCGGCGCAGGTGGGGGCGTGATGCCGCCGCAGACCGCTTGGGGAGGCGCGCCCACCAAGAAGCCGGTGGCATCCCAGCCACCGGCTTGGCAGACCCCGTCCCAACCCCAGGCTCCCGGCTGGTCACCAACGGCCACCGCTCCGGGTGCGTCGGCGATGCCGGCCCAGGCCGCGTGGGGGAGCGCGCCCGCGTCGGCCGGACAGACATCAAGCTGGACCGGTTCGCCCGCCGCCACCGAACCGGCGGCGGGACCGGCCTGGCTTAACGGCTGATCAAGGAGAACACTGATGCCAACCGCGGCCGAGCTGGCGACGATGCCAGATCAAGAGTTTCATACTCACGCCACCCGCGCGGCCGCGTTGGCTATCGGTGAATACTTGCAAGCGTCCATCAAGCTGCACCGGCCGATCCGGTCGCTCACCCTGTTCGAGTTGGAGTGCCTGGCCAGCGCCGCCATCTCCCGCTGGATCGTGATGCGGGCCGAGCGCGCTGCCAGCGGCCGGCCCGATCCCGACCTGTTTGCCACCTGAGGATATCCGCATGACTGACAGAACCGAGACAGAACGCGCCGCCATCAAGGCCGCCCGCAAGCCCTTCGCCGAAACCCTGACTGAACTCGGCCTGATGCAACCGTTCTATCATCGCAGCGCCGCCGAGATCGACCGCCTGATCGAGGCCGCGGTCGACGGCTACCGGATGCATCTGTTCCGGATCAGCGGCGAGGCCAGCAAGGCACAGAATGAACTCAACGATCCGATTCCTTTTTAGGTTGCACCATGATCGACCTCAACCACGGCTCCGGCTATCGCCCGCCTTCGGTGGTCGAATCGATCAACAGCTACATCGACGCCGCTCTGGTCGCCGGCAACACCGCCACGCCGCCACGCGACTACCTCGGCGCCTCCCGCCTCGGGGTGGCTTGCACTCGCGCGCTCCAGTTCGAGTTCACCCAGACGCCCAAGGACGAAGGACGTGATTTCAATGGCAAGATTTTACGCATCTTCGCCGCCGGGCACCGGTTCGAGGCGCTGTCGATCGCATGGCTGCAGGCGGCCGGCTTCGATCTGCGCACTCATCGCCGTGATGGCGGCCAGTTCGAGTTCAGCACCGCTGGCGGGCGGATCAAGGGGCACATCGACGGCGTCATCGCCGCGGTGCCGGCAGGGGTGCCGATGGCGGTGCCGGCGCTATGGGAACACAAATCGCTCAACCATAAATCGTGGCAGGACACGGTGAAGCGTGGCGTCACAATCTCGAAGCCGGTCTACGCCAGCCAGATCGCACTTTATCAGGCCTACATGGACCTGCCGCACCCGGCCCTGTTCACCGCGCTCAACAAGGATACCTGCGAGTTGCACCACGAACTGGTGCCCTTCGATGCCGCGCTCGCGCAGGCCCTCTCCGACCGCGGCGTCACCGTCCTCAAGGCCACCGACGCCGGCGAGCTGTTGCCTCGGATGACCGCCAGTCGTGACCACTTTGAATGCCGGATGTGCTCGTGGCAGGACAGTTGCTGGAGGCTCCCATGACAGCGTTTACCCTCTCCGCCAATCAGGCCACCGCCATCAGCCAAGTCAAGGACTGGTTCAATCATCGCACAAAAGACCAGCAAGTGTTCCGGGTGTTCGGCTATGCCGGCGCCGGCAAGACCACCATCGTCCGCCACGCAATCGATGAGTTAGGACTTGTGACCATCCAGCGTCAGGTTGGCAAGGACACGATCGATACCGATGACGCCGACGCAAAAAACGCTCCTGGCGGTGTGCTCTATGCAGCGTTCACCGGAAAGGCGGCCCTGGTGATGACGCGCAAGGGAACGCCGGCCTCGACCATCCACAGCCTGATCTATCGGGTTTCGGAGGCGACCGCGGAAGAGATCGAGCGGGTCAAGAAAGAGATCGCCGAGCTCCGGGCCGGGCTGCGCACCCGGTCGGGGACCGAACGCCTGTTTGAAGAATCCCGCCTGCAAGGCCTCGAGTTGCGGCTGAAAGATGCCTACAAGCCATCGTTCGTGCTGAACGATCAGTCGCTGATCCGCGACGCCGCCCTGATCGTGCTCGACGAGGTGTCGATGGTTGGCGACGAGATGGCCCGCGACTTGCTCGCCTTCGGCAAGCCGATCCTGGTCCTGGGCGATCCCGGCCAGTTGCCGCCGATCAAGGGCGAGGGCGCATTTACCCAGTGCGATCCCGACGTCATGTTGACGGAAATCCACCGCCAAGCCGGCGAAAGCGCCATCATCCGGCTCGCCACCCTGGCCCGCCAAGGCCTGCCCATCCCCTACGGCGCGCACGACGCCTTCGTCTGGAAGATGCGCCGGAACCAGGTGGCGCCTGATCAGATGCTGCGCGGCGGGCAGGTGATCTGCGGACGGAACGCTACCCGCTTTCAGCTCAACCTCGCCATGAAGACCGCCGCCGGTTTCACCAGCCCCTACCCGAGCGGCCAGGGCGAAAAGATCATCTGCCTCAAGAACCGCAACGACCTTGGCTTGGTCAATGGCATGTTCGTGACCCTCGAGAACGTTTGCGACGAGGACGCGCTGACGCTGTCGGCGGTGATGATCACCGAGGACGACGATCAGGTCGGCGGCAAGCGCAACGGCACGCCGGCACGGATCAAGCTCTACAAGGGGCATTTCGACGATCACATCCGGTTCGATCACGACCGTAGCCAGCGCGACCACTGGGAGAAAAAGGCGCTGATCGAAACCACATGGGGTTGGGCCATCACGTGTCATAAGTCCCAGGGTAGCCAGTGGGAGAACATCCTGGTCTGGGACGACGGCCTCGGGCGCACCCAGGAAGACCGCAACCGCTGGCTCTACACCGCGATCACCCGGGCCGAGAAAGGTTTGGTGATCCTTGATTGACCTCAGCGACATCCAGCCCGTGTCCTCGGCGCCAAGGACCGCCGACGAGGTCGTGGTGTTCGATCTCAATGACACGAGACCCCAGCCATCCGGACGCCGCTACGACCTCGAGGACCTCGAGCGTCGGCTCCAGGACCAGGCCCAAAGTTGGGTGCCGATGCTGTTTCCCAACGGCCGGCGGGAGGATGACCGGTGGCGGCTCGCCAACATTCAAGGCCAGGCGCCGCGGCATCATGGCAGTTGCGAAATCGCGCTTACTGGTGACCATGCCGGCTGGTGGACCGAGTGGGACACCGGCGAGCGCGGCGGTCCGATTTCGACTCTGGAACACGCGACCGGCCTCCAGGGCCGCGCCCTGTTCGACTATGCCGCCGGGCTGGTCGGCATCGCGTCCGAACGCGTGGCGCCGTCCCGTCGCCGTCCCGATGACCGGACGGCCAGGACCGTGCAGGAAATTGCCTTCCTGCTCTCGCAGTCGCAGCCGGTCCAGGACACAACGGCCGCCCGCTATCTCGCCGGGCGCGGGCTTCCCGTTCCTGCCACCCCTGACCTGCGGTTCAACCCCAGCGCCACCTACCACGACACCAGCACCGGCTACCCGACCATGATCGCGATCATCCGCGACCGCGACGGTCGACAGATTGCGATCCATAGAACTTATTTAAGCGCCGACGGCAGCGCCAAGGCCGCCGTGCCCAAGCCACGCATGATGCTCGGACCGTCTCGGGGCGGCGCCGTCCGACTGTGCGAACCAACGGAGATTATCGGCATCGGCGAGGGCATCGAGACCACCTTGAGTGCACATCATGCCTGTCCCGAACTGCCGGTGTGGGCCGCGCTCTCGGCCGGCAATCTCGAAACCCTCGAGCCGCCGCCCCAGGTCCGGCACATCATCCTGCTCGCCGACCACGACCGTTCCGGCACCGGCCTCAAAGCCGCCGGCCGGGCCGCAGAACGCCACCATGCCGCCGGCCGCCGGGTCTGGATTGCGCTGCCGCCGCGGGGAGACGATTTCAATGATCTGCTCCGCCGCGAGGGGA